ATGCCACGCCGTGAGGCGTCGCGTCCCTTTGATGGAAACTTTTTGCGATGTCGAACACCATTCTCACCCCAACGGCAGTGACCCGCGAGGCGCTGCGCGTACTTCACCAGAAGCTCAACTTCGTCGGCACGATCGAGCGGCAGTATGACGATTCATTCGCCAAATCCGGCGCGAAGATCGGCGACAGTCTGAAGATCCGCCTGCCCAACCAGTACACTGTCCGCACGGGCAAGACGCTGGACGTTCAGGACATCACGGAATCGAGCGTTACGCTCCAGCTCGCGACCCAGAAGGGTGTCGATCTGAACTTCACCTCCGCCGAACTGACGCTTTCGATCGACGACTTCTCCAGCCGTATTCTCGATCCGGCAATGAGCGTGCTTGCCGCCAACATCGAGGCGGACGCAATGTCCATGTACAAGGACGTTGGCCAGTCGGTCTGGAACGGCGGCTCTGCTCTGACGCTAGCCAAGGTTCTGGCTGGACGCAAGAAGCTGCAAGACAGCCTCACGCCCCTGGCCAACCGCACCGCCAACCTCTCGACGCAGGAAGGCGTCGATCTGGTGGACGGTCTCAAGGGTCTGTTCCAGGACAGCGGCCAGCTCTCGACGCAGTACAAAGAGGGCTACATGGGCCGTGTCGCCGGGTTCGACTTCATGGAAAACACCATGTGGGCGGCTCACACGCGCGGCGCACAGGACACCAACTACGTCTGCAACACCTCGACCGGCATCACTTCCGGCTCGACCTCGATCACCGTCTCCGGTGGTTCGGGCGCGGGTAACGTTGGTGACGTGTTCACCATTGCCGGTGTCTTCGCGGTTCATCCCGAGACCAAGGTCTCGACGGGCGTGCTCTACCAGTTCGTTGTCGCTACCGCGTTCTCTTCGGGCGCGACCACGATCGTTGTCGGGCAGCCTCCCGTTACCTCGGGTCCGACGCAGAACGTGACGATCGTTTCTGCCGGCGCGTCGAAGGCGGTGACGTGGTTCGGCACGCTCTCGACGGCGGTCACCACCTCCATGCTGTACCATAAGGAAGCCTTCGCGTTCGCGACTGCCGACCTTGTGATGCCGGGCGGTGTGGACTTCTCCGCTCGCGAGGTTCTGGACGGTATCTCGATCCGCATCGTCCGCGATTACGACATCAACAACGACAATCTACCGTGTCGTCTCGATGTCTTCTACGGGTTCAAGACGCTGCGCCCGCAGCTCGCTTGCCGCCTGCACAACAACTGATAGCCGAGAAAGGAACTAGGAAATGGCAAACGAATATCTCGGCACCGGCAACGACGACGGCGTTGTTCTTGGTCGCTCTTCGACGGACAAGATCGGCTTTTACGGTCTTACGACTCCAATCGTTCGGCGCTCCGGCGCGGCCCAGGCGACTTCAAACGTCGGCACGGCCTCGTCCACGGCGCTGGACACCAATACCAAGGCGGCGCTCATCGAAATTATGAATACGCTCGCCGCTCTTGGCCTCTGGAACGGAAGCTAGTTCTTCCGTGACTCCAGATACTTCCGGGGTGCGGGTTGTTTTCTGTTGCCCGTGCCTTGAAAAACCAACGGACGCCTTGGTCAAAGCGATCGAGGCGTCCGTTCCTGCATTGGACGCGGCTGGTTACGACCACAAGATGGTGTTCGAGGTCGGCTGCCCGTATATCTCGTCAGCCCGCGCCACGATGCTTAGGAAAGCTCTCGACGCCAAGGCCGACATCATCATCTTTCTCGATTACGATCTATCGTTCCCGTCCGATGCTCTGGTCAAGCTGATCGAGACGCCTGGGGAGGTTGTTTCCGGTGCCTATCGCTTCAAGATGGACGAAGAGAAATACATGGGCCGCTTAGCCGAGGATGAGCGGGGCAGGCCCATCGTCAGGGATGATGGCTGCGTTAAGGCCGAATGGATCCCGGCGGGCTTCCTCAAGGTGACGGCAACCGCAATTGACGGGTTCATGGGTGCATATCCCGAACTCTGTTTCGGGCCGCGCTATGCTCCCTCAGTGGACTTGTTCAACCACGGCGCCCACGAGGGCGTCTGGTGGGGCGAGGACTACGCTTTTTCGAGACGGTGGCACGCGATGGGCGGGGAGATTTGGGTGATCCCCGACCTCGACATCACGCACCACTCGAAAGACAAGGCCTATCCGGGAAACTACCACAAGTTTCTCCTCGGATTGAGCGACAGGATCAGGGATTCAGAAAAGGCCGTCGAGCCAGCTTAAGCGCGTATCGTCGGCGGCATGATCGATCCATTTGAACCCAAAGTCGGCGCCACCGTCAACATTGACGTAAGCTCATCCAGCCAATCGGTTTCATTCGGCGCGGCTCCCATCGACCAGGTGCGCGTGATGAACAACGGCACCGCGACTGTCTGGATCGCCTTCGGGAGCGGATCGGCAACAGCGACCACCACGGCGGGCATTCCCATCGGCCCAGGAGCGGCAGAGGTGTTCACCACGCCCTCCAATGCCGATTACGCGGCGGCGATTGCGGCTGGCTCGACGGGCAAGATTTACTTCACGCCTGGCTCGGGCATCTAATGAGCGTCCATTGGGGCGGTCGCGGCCCAGGGCATCTCTGCCGCAATTCCGGACCCGCGGTGGCTGCCACTCCAATCACTGTCGGGTCACTGACCACCGATGGGAACATGGCTCTTGGCGGAGACACCAACCAGGGCACCGCTTTCCAAGCATCGGCTTCAGGAACGGTAAATTATCTAACGATCCTTGGAAGCTCGGCAGCGTCGTCCTCAGTAAACTATCGGCTAGTGATTTATGCGGCCACTAGCGCCACCGTGATTAGTGGTGCCAAGCTCGGAGAAACGGCTGTTCAAAGCTCATTAGGCGTCTCTGAGACCAAGAAGGTTGCTTTGCTGGCCCCCGTTACCATCACCTCTGGTCAATGGTACTATCTCAGTGTTCTGCCGTCCGGCTCGATGTCCTGCGCCAAAAACACAGCAAATGCGGGCCGGTTCTTCGGCGATACCTATTCGGATGGCGCTGTTGATCCCGCTCCGGCCAGCTCCAGCAATGGAACAGCCGCCCCGTCCATGACGGCGACCACGACCTAGCTTCAGAAAAGCCCGTCTCGCTTCAGTAAGCCCGTATCGTCCGCCACATGGACTGGACGCCAAAATCTCCCGATGACGCCCGGCTCTATTCCTACGATCTGTCGGAAATCTACCCCGACACGATCGACACCGCGACATTCACCCGCACGTCGGGGACGGTGACGCTGGAAGAGGTTGCCCCTGATCCTCGCACAGCCTACGTCATCGTCTCCGGCGGAGCTGCCGACGAAACGGCGGTTCTGAGCCTCGCCGTCACAACCGCCCTAGAGCAGAGCTTCACCAGGACGATCAACCTGAGGATTGTCGATGAAGCGGACGCGATCGATCCGGCATCAGCGATCACCAAGGGCTCAATCGTCATTCGGGCATTGGGCAAGCTTGGAATCGCCAATTACGTCTTCGACACCGAGGCCGAAGAGGACAATAGCGCCCTTCGCCAGCTCGATAGCCTCGCCGCGCGCTGGCAGGGCAAACTCGAAAACTTCGGCTATATCCAGCCCAACATTGCCTCGCTTCCCTCCGATGTAGCGGGGATCAGACAGGAGGACGTGGATGCGTTCGTGTCCAACCTCGCGGTCATTCTGGCTCCCGACTACGGAAAAACTCCAGCTCCGGGCCTGATGAAACAGGCCGCGGAAAGCCGATCCGAGATGTTCTGCAAATATGCGCGGCGGTTCGAGTACCAGCTTCCGTGTCGTCTCCCTACGGGGGCCGGGAACGACCGCCCATTGGGCCGGCGCTTCTTCAACGGCTGCTGAGCCGTGCAAATCTCTATTCTTTCGGGCGTGTACAGCCAGCGCGGGCCGGATTTCGAGCATTCATACCCGCTGAACCTAGTTCCCAACGCGGAAGCGACGGGCATTTCCTCTGGATACCTCCGTTCCGCCCCTGGAATCGATGAATTTGCCACCGGCAGCGGCAAGGACGGTGGCGGCATCGTCTGGAACGACCTTCTCTATCGTATTTCCGGG